TTGGAAATTGAATTCATTTGACGATTTTGCCAAGCCTTATTGGGACGTAATTCTCGGCACGTGGGTCAAATTGACACAAGACGGGCAACGCATTATCTTACGATAAAGAAAAAAGGGGTAGAAATGGAAATAGAACAATTGGCGTTTGAAATGAGAAAACGCGCCATTGCGATTGAACAAACCGAAATAAAAGAAGCCGACAACATACGCAAACAACGCATTCAGCAAATCGAAGCGTTGAAAACGCTGTATTACAACGCTGGGCGATGGGCTGGCGGTGCAAGAGATAAAAAAGCACGTGAAGCATTTGAACGCGTGAGGTTGCACGGATGACATACGAACCAGCGTTTGATTTGGATTTTTCTCGCGGACAAGTTGGAGAAAAACTTACAGGAACTTTTTTGCAAGCATTGGAAGGTTCGCGAATCGAAGTCAAAACGGATTATCGCGTTTGGGAAACTGGCAATGTTTATGTTGAAACTTGGCAATATCGGCTTGCTGGCGCGATTGACAAAAAACCGTCTGGTATAAATACGACAACGGCGGATTATTGGGTATTCGCATCGCCAACGGGTAGGGGGTTTATTTGTATCGAAACCGATGAATTGAAACGCATCATTCGCGAAACGAATCCACGCGAGGTCAAACAACCCATTTCGAATCCCGAATCCAATGCATCAATTGGGCGAATTGTCCCAATCAAAGACATTTTGCAAGCAATCCAGTTATACCGAGGGGAACACAATGCCACTAATTAGGGGACATCACACATTTGATGACCAATTCACACAAATCCCAAATGCTTGGGTTCGGGATACCCGATTGACGTTCAAAGCCCGAGGCATTTTGGCAATGTTGCTTAGTCACGCCGAGGGTTGGCAATTGAACATTCAAACCATCGCTTACGCCAACCGTGAGGGCAAAGACGCCATCAGGTCTGCCATCAAAGAACTGGAAGATTTGGGTTATTTACGGCGAGAACAACCTGTCGCAAACGGCAAGTTTCAAGAAGTTATTTGGACCACACAAGACCCCGAAAATTCAACGATTCCACCGGTGTCGGGTTTTCCGATGACGGAAAAACCGATGACGGAAAATCCGCAATATAAGAACACTATTACTAAAGAAAAACAAATAAAAGAAAGCGATTTGTTTATTGAATTTTGGAACGCATACCCACGCAAACTAGACAAAGCCAAAGCACTTAGGGCATTTAGGGCAGCACTCAAACGAACATCATTTGAAACCATAATGGCTGGGGTTGAGGCATACAAAAACGACCCGACACGTAAGCCCGAATTCACCAAATACCCAGCTTCTTGGCTAAATGCCGATTCGTGGGAAAACGTGTCATCATCCCCCGAAACACGGGCGGAAAACGAAGCCCGACGGGAACGCGAACGCGCCAGAACGGCTGCTTATTTAGCCGAAATGGAACGTTTGGCTCAAAATTCGGCACCTGCCCCGAAATGCGAACACGGCAAAAACGTTGCCCTTTGCCCGATTTGTGTAGGCTAGCCAAATGGAAAAACAATGTCCGAGGTGTGGGATAGTTTGGGAAATAAATACCACACGCAAAACGCCAGATGTTTGTGGCGATTGTCGGACACGGAAACAAACAAGGATTGGGGATTGCCTGATTTGGCAGGGAAATTATGCCGAAGATTTGGTGACACCAATAACAGAAGAAGGAGAACCAGTAATTGAAGGAACGCCGACTTGCGGTCATTCGGATTGCGTTCTCCCAGAACACAGAAAGGTAACAAAATGAAAATCAAAGCCGAATTAGAAGTTGCCCGATTGATTCAGGGCTACGGATTCAAAGGCGTGGAAAAAAGAAAAACTCGTGATGGAGAAGAATACTCCGTATGGGCAACCGTATGGACCAAAGATTTGGTTCGTGAAGGTGACGTAGTGGAAGTAACGGGTGATTTGTCGGTCAAATTGGAAGAATTTACTGGACGCGACAACAAGCCAAAACAAATCGCTGCCATCCACATCAACAACGCACAAATAAAAAAAGCAGACGCACCGTTCTAGAATTGGTGGATGATTGAATTCGAAGTCAATGGACGTCCGACACCACAGGGTTCCAAGCGTGTCTTCAACGGACGCATTGTCGAAGCTCAATCAGCCAATCTAAAAAAATGGCGTAAAGCCATCGAAGACGCGTGCCACGCAATTTCAAATCAGAACATCCACTTCGGTCCCGTGAGGCTTGAAGTGGATTTCTATTTGGAACGACCTAAATCCGTGCCAATGAGCAAACGTGCTTTGCCAATCGTTCCACCAGATTTGGATAAATTGATAAGAGCCGTGGGCGATGGGATAGGTCAATCAGGGGTCATTTGGGGGGATGATTCGCAAATTGTCGAAATTGTCGCACGCAAGTTTTACGCAGACACACGGGAAACAGGCGCCAGCATTCGAATCCGTGGTTTATAACGTTTTTGTAACAACGCACGTTTCGGCTTGTCCTGTGTCCCTAAGGCGTCTTACTGTATAGAAGTAACACAAAACAACATAAACGAAGGGACAACACAAAATGACAACAATGACCACCACCACCACCGCATCAGCAGTTAGCCGCAAACTATCCGCCCTAGGTTTTCAAAAACTAGACAATTTCGGAATTGGTTATGTCGTTGGAATTGAAGACGGAAGAATTTTAGTTTCAAACAAAACTTATTCACGCGGAACAGCTTTTGTGGAATTAAGCGCCGCTGGATACATTGTCAATGTTCTTAGCCGTAGCGAATGCTTGGTAACGGGCAGACACCAAGAAATTTTGGAAGTATTAGGAAAATAATCAACAAACGAAAAAGAAAAGGACAAAACAAAATGAACGCAACTTGGAAAGAAACCAAAAAAGAACTAAAGCAATTGGGAATCGTAGTCAACACCAGCCTCAAAGGTTGCTGCCTTGGATGCATCCCAGAAGAAGAACAAAGAATCTCAGATGACGTGCCAGCAATTTATCAATTGTCGAAGCGTTTTTCGACAAACGATGGCGGATATTTGTGCCATCAAAATTTGGGTGACACCGTTTTGGCTGCCAAAGTTATGCACGTGCTGAACAAAAACGGAATCAAATGGGAATGGGATGGGTCACAAGCAAAATCCATTTTCGTAGATTTGGAGATGGCATAAATGACAGCAAAAACATTTGGTTCAATCGCCGTTGCAATTGTGCTTGGTGCACTGGTTGCAATAACAGAAATCCACCGTCACATTGCGGCATTTATCTGGTCGCTAATGGTATTCATTTTCGAACAATAAACAAAAACAGAAAGGGAACAAAATGGCAACACTAACAATTCGGGGACTTGTAGCAACAACCCCAAGAAAAGTAATAACCGAAATGGGACAAACATTCACGACATTTAGGCTCGCCGAAGGCGTGACAAACAAAATTGATTCAAATCAAGACAATTCATTGCAAGGCGAACCGCAAACCTACACAAATTGGTTTCTTGTCACTACGTCACAAGCAAATGCTGATTTTGTGATAAATGAAATTTCAAAAGGCTCGCGTGTAATCGTCCGAGGCAAATTGTGGCTTCGTGATTGGGACAACGGTGACAGAAGCGGAACAACCGCCGAATTGATTTGTGAATTCATTGATTTGGACAACAATGCAATTCGCCCAGGATTGATGAACGAGGTTGCCTAATGTATTTCACACGCGAAGAAATTCAACAAGAACTTATAAACAAACAAGAAGAAATAATCAATTCACGTGACATTGATGAAGCATTGGCTCAATTTGCCGATTCATTCGTGCCTATTCATAAAAACGAAATAATGAAAGATTGGGTTGAATTGCCATCCGAACATTGTGACCGTTGGAAAGAATTGGGTTACGATGCCAATCGCAACGAAGGCGGAATCATTGCATTGATGGAAATGGATTTGGTTTTGTATTACCTTGAAATAACACGAATCATTTGGGAACAAATAGAACAGGATGACGAAAATGCAAACTAACGGATTACGCGAGGGAATCGAACGCCTGATTGACCAAGTTGAAATGACCAATTTCAATAACGGGTTTGAAGCGTGTTTGAACGCATTGGATGAATTGTCCAATGAATTACACAATGACCATTTACACGATGAAGCCGAATTGCTTCGATGGGCGGTCAAAGAATTGAACGGAGAAAATGCTGATGATTGCATTCATTCGCGAAGCTAAATACCGAATTGCAGACGTGCTTTTTGCCCGTGAATTGGACGAAACACACAACAGGGCATTCAGGGCTGGCGTGGCGTATGCTGTCCATAAAATCTCGTTTGATACAGACATCAATGTCGAGAAAATCAAAATGACCAAAGTGGAACGAAAAGGATACGAAAAATGCCAACAAGTAATCAAGGATTCGAGAGTTCGAATTCAACATCAAACGAAGGCGGACGTCTAATGTCCATCACGTTATGGGTAAAACCCAATTGTGTGCAATGTGATACCACCAAGCGTCAATTTGATAACAGAGGAATAATTTATCGAACCAGACGTTTGGACAAATCCCCCAAAGCCATCGAACGATTTTTGGAATTGGGATTGACATCCGCCCCGATTGTTGAAACGGATGACCGCCGTTGGTCGGGTTTTCGTTTGGACAAAATCAAATCATTGGAAATGCATTTGAAGTCCGAACGGGCTCACGGCGTGAATGTGCCATTGGAACCAATCAAACAAATTGCCGATGAAGTGGATGAAGACAATGGATAACGTTTCAACATTTGAAGAAGCATTGGACGTGATTATGCGAATGGTCAAAAGCACGGAACAAGACGATGAAATGGCAATTGCAGCAACCGCCATCATTGGTCGTTTGATACAAATCGGACGTGGGGATTTGGCACTTCAAGTCCTCAATACATACAAACCAGAAGGGGAACAAAATGAGCACAATGAATGACGCAATTCACAGCGTCACAATGATTGCCTACAAATCGGGCTTTCAAGCAGGTCGCGATGACGCAATTCACGAAACGTTTGCAACGTTGGACCTAATTCTCAATGACATTTGGGAGTATTACTACCGTTATCCAGCACAACAGGAAGCCGTATGCCAGATACAAGACAAGGTGGAAAGCCTAAAAGAAAAATTGAGTGTCCGAATCAAATCAGAATAGGTGCTCAAATGTGGGACATTTTGCAACACGCGCCAAAGTCAGACCCATTGCTTACGGAAGGGAATTACGGCTACACGCAAGATTTTAGAAACGTGATTGTGATTGATTCAACGTTGAATGAATCCAAAAAACGCATCACGGTATTTCACGAAGTGCTTCACGCGTGTCGAATGACGTTTGTGAATGATGCCCCGAAAAAAGGCGATTACGAAACTTGGGAACATCATTTCATCGGCGTGTGGGAAAACTCGGTGATTATGGTGTTGCGTGACAATCCAAAACTCACAGAATGGTTATTAGCAGAATGAAGGACAAATTGACAAACAGAATGATTACGGATTTTAGACAAGCGGCTGCATTGCTTCGGGATAAAAACCTCGTGTGGTCAGCCGATTTGGATTCCATACGTGAAGATTTAGCAATGTATTTAGAAATTGCCGTATTGAATGACCAATGGCGAAACACGGCTTTGCAACGTGTCGTTCAAAACCTAATTGCCGATGAAAATGATTTGAGCATTTGATGGCTAAATACACAATCACGGACAATTATGGTCAAATGCCAAATCAAATCAAAGGTCACACCGATGACGGCAGATTTTTTTATTTTCGTGGTCGTCACGGTTATTGGACTTTGGGTTTTGGCGCAACATTGGATGAAGCGATTGACAACATCCAATTTGAGGGAGATTCGTTAACCGCTGGTTGGTACGAATCCGAACAATGGGAACGTTGCTTTTGGGACGTTATTGATAATTGTGTTGAAAAAGGCAGACCATTTCCAACGTTTGCGGCCCACGACATTTCAAAATACCGCGCTGCATTGCAAGCAATTCACGATGACATTTTGCCAAAATCAATTGATTGGTCAATTCCAGTTCATCAGGTTATTGACATCATTCGTCATCATCACCCAGATTGGATGAAATAAATGAGCGATTTATTTGCCGATGATTTGTTCAAACATTGGAAATTTCAGGATGCATTTGAAGAAACCGCCATTGTGTTGGTTGAATCAGGTGCTCATTTGGGTGCCATTGCTTTGGCTCGTCACATTTTGGCGGAACAATTTGCCAACGGAAACAGGACACTCCGACACGATGAACTTATGGTTCTTATTGACAAGGTAAAGAATGAAGTGAAACTTGAAGCAATAAGGGGCTTGAAGAATGCTAGAGAATCTTGAACCACCAAAACCGATTATCAATTGCAAGGTGGCATTTGTTATCGAATCATTGGACAAAAAGGATGCCGAAATTTTAAGAGGGGCTATTGCAGACCGCGACAAATGGTCGGCGTTGGCTTTATCAACCGCATTGGCTCAACGTGGATTGAAATTGTCGGATTCAACAATTCAACGTCATCGCAATGAGCAATGCCAATGTTCAAAGGAAAACAATGCTTGACAATTTAGAACCAGCACCAAAAATCACGGCACAATCGAATTATCGGGCTGCAATTGAATTTGATGGTACCGAAGGAACAGCAACAACTCCGGGTTATAAAACCGAACCAGAAAATTTTGATGATTTTCTTCGTTCGGCAGGAATTGACCCAGACCAAATTGAGGTCATTGCCCCAATACGAACATCACGTTGGCAACAGCGTGAAGACGGCGAATGGTTGACATCGTATCGTTTTACATTTAGGAAAAAGACCGCCACGATTGATTTGCCAGCGTTATTGTCCGAGGCAAGGAAAAAAGTCAAACAAAACAAACCCAAAGACATTTCCGAAAAAGCATTGATTATTGCCCCAGCGGATTTACAAATTGGTAAAACAGGAGTTCGCGGTGGCACCGTTGAATTGGTAGCCCGTTTGTTTGAATCGTTTGACCGCATCGAACAGCAAATCAAGCAAGGTAAATACGAAACCATTTACATTTTGGATATGGGGGACATCATCGAATCCGTGTCCAATGCGGCGCAATACGCTCAATTGGAATCAAATGATTTGTCACCGATGCAACAAACCGATTACGCGGCTGCTTTGATGCTTGAACTAATCAAACGTGCTAACAAATACGCACCAGTTGTTTATGGGTCCGTGGCATCGAATCATTGCCAAAACAGATTCAAAGGGCAACAGGTTGGTCGCCCAGGGTTGGATGATTGGGGCATTGTGATACTTCAACAATTACGGCGCATCACAACCGAATTGGGGTTGGACGTTCAATACCTGATTCCACAACCGCACGATGAAGGATTTGCTTTTCAATACGGCGTGAATACCATTGGCGCGGTACACGGACACCAAGCATCACGACCTGATGGAATCAAGAAATGGTGGCAACAATCCACGTTCGGCAATCAATGGGTGCAAGCGGTTGATTTGCTCATCACAGCTCATTTTCATCATTTACGTGTGGAAGAATTGGGACACCGATTTGATGGTCGTGGTTCAAAGTTTTGGGTGCAATGTCCCACCAGCGATAACGGTTCAGATTGGTATCGCCGTGTAAGCGGTGAAGACAGCACGACTGGGATTTTGACCATTGAATTGGACAAACACAAACCATTTAGCGGTGAAGTCAAGAAACAATAATGCCCACATACGAATTCAAATGTTCAACGTGTGCCAATGCGGTCACGATTATGGCAAGCATAAAAGAAAAAATTGAAACCCCTATCTGTGCCCAATGCCAATCGGAAATGAAACGCCAATTTTCAGCACCGCCCATCCGTTTCAATGGCACAGGGTTTTATAGCTCAGGTAAGAACAGATAGCAATGAGGTTTCCGCGTCCGTGTTTGGAATGTTCTCAATTGCATACCGATTGGGGAGATTATTGTGCTGCTTGTAGGCGTGAGGTCAATCGCCGTATCAATAACAACCCGAATCGCCGCATCCGTAAGCAAGCCTTATACACAAACGCTTACCGCAAAGCCGCCAAAATCATCAAGGAAACCGCCACACATTGCCACATCTGCAAGCAACCATTCGAATCACGTGCCGACATCACGGCAGACCACATCATTGCAGGGGATGCCGACAGTGCATTGGCACCTGCCCATAAGCTATGCAACAGCCGTAGGGGCAACAAGCCACTAGACGCGATTTAGGGGCATTTCACGCCTCGGACATAGATAATCACCCAAATCACCTAAAAACCCGCCAAAACGTCACCAGTGACCCCCTGTAATAGGCAGGGGAGGGGTTTATCTTCAAGACCCATCCCAAGC